TCACAATCAATTTCTGCCTCATCAATATATCTATTTAAAATAGATATCGTGTTTTCCGAATCTTCTACTTCAAACTCTTCACTTTCCTGTATTTCAAAGTTCTCAACTATCTTGAGTTCGTGAATACCAGCACTATAAAGTTTGTCAATAAACTTCTCAAAGTTTTTAGGACTACTCTTTTTCTTAACAATGACCTTTACGATTTTGTTTTCGTAGTCAGTGGTATCAAACATCTGATGAGGGGTATCCTCATAATAAATGTTATAAAAGAGTTTGAAAGGGTTATTGACTGGAGTATGTTCGAGAGTTTCAGTGTCAAAGATGTGAAAACCACGAGTGTCATTCACATCATTCCAGAACATCTCATACGGGTTTCCTAGGTAGAAGATTCGTCCGTCGTCTGATCGTGTATGGTAGTGACCAGAAAATACCCGCTTGAACTTGTCAAATAGTTTGCTCTCCATACCGTCTTCCATGACGTGTCCGCGATGCGCTCTAAATCCGTTGAGCTCAAGGTGCCCCATCGCGCACGAGCTAGTTGAAACTTCAATTGATTTGACAGTGCTCTCAAAATTCTCTGCATTGATCCATGGGATAAACAACACGTTCAAATTATCTATCTTTACTTCTTCTGGCTCAGAGTATACCTTTACATTACTATATTCTTTCAACAACAAATCTACAGAACTAATGTCGTTGGTATTTTTATAGTAAGCGGTATGGTTTCCTACGATAGTATGAACAGTTACTCCCAACTTTTCAAGACGATCGTAGTATTTTTCCTTTGCCCATTCAAGTGCCCACAAATCAATAGAGCGTCTATTGTCAAAGGTATCACCCATATCAATGACAATATCAATACCATTCTCTTCGATGTATGGGAAGAAAATTTGATTGTAGAACTTCTCAAAGTGATCATGAAGGAACTTCGAACTCTTTCGAGCACCGAAGTGTTGGTCTGTAATAATAGCAACCTTCATCGATTAGTCTTCTGAGCGATATTATCCTTAATGGTATTATAGTCTGAACTGGACCCAGAAAGCAAGCTGTCGTCAACCATCATAACTTCATCAAAACCAGTCTTCTCAATAATCTTAGTCTTGATCTCCAGTTGCTTCTTCTCCTTCTGAATGCGTCTCAGAAAGGCGTAGTGAATAATCTGAGTGAAATATGCAAATGGGTTCTTAGACTTCTCTGGGTCGAAATTATGAATGTACTGGACGCAGTTTTCAATACCATCAGAGATCATATCGTCTCTGAACATGTAGTTGACAAAGTTTGGTTTATAAGAAAGGTGCGTTGCAATCTTCAAGAAACATTCACCAAGATAGTTTGTGATAGGTGGTTTTCCTTCCCAACGCTTAGAACGATCTTCCTTAGTAGGTTCTCTACCATATCTACTGAAGAACTCATCTCTTACCTTTGCTCTGTAAACAATGAGTGCTTCTAGCAGTTCTTTATTGTTTACGTAATGTTCTGATTTCTTTTTGGACATAACATTATTCTGTAGATATTTCTGTTATGTACATTATAACACATTATTCAGGCTTGACAACTTAATGAATTGTCTGTAGACTATGTTTGTTGCTTTTCAAGAGAGGATTTAGCTTTCTTTTGAATCCTTAGCGTTTCTATTGTATAACTCTTCAAGTTTCTTTCTAGTTTCCTCTACTGAAGAAACATAACCCATATCTTCAGTTAGTCTAGTCTGATGACCATCTGACTTAGACTCAAAGTCTTCTTCTTCAATATAACTGTTGTAGATAGTGATAACTTGTTCATCAGTTATTTCAGTCATAGTGACAACTTTATCATAGTTGATAATATAAAGGTCATCATTAGGCACTTGCATCCATGGTTTCATCTTCACCACTGTGCCATGAGGTGAGTTCATTATTTTCATAACAACAGGGTTTTGTAGTATAAGAATAGTTCTATCATTGAGTTCATCGGTAGAGACCAACGCAAAGATTTCTTCACCTGTTACTAGTTTTATTGAACTATAAAATTCATCTCCCATTAGTTTTTTAGCGGAATGTTTACAATATCGTAATTGAAGTTTTCTTCGTTATAAACTTTGATTCTTTCAATTAGATGATTAAGGGTATAATTTTTCCTGGATTTGTAGGATATATCGTCAGCGATATCATATAGAGTTGCCTTTGTTTTGTTATTGCCTTTTCTGAGGACTCTACCGATACTTTGGAGGTTACGTATTCTGGATTTAGAAGGAGAAGCAAAAATAACATTGTGGAGATTCTTGATATTGATACCTGTACTGAATGTTCCGTATGAAGCAACAATAATTGCGTTGTTCTCCTGTTCAGTAATCTCCCTTACTTGTTCCCGATCTTCTGTACCAACTCCGCCATGGACAAAGAATACATGGCGTTCATCTAACCTACCATTATTTATCATCTCGTATAAAGGCAGTCCATGACCTTCTACTCTTGCAAATAAGATGAGAGTATTACCTTTGAGATCAAGTGCCAAGTTTCTGATGAACTTGTTACGCCTTTCATGATTGATGATATACTGGACTTCATCTTCAAAATTCTCAAACTTATGTGCTGGGTGCTTCAGTAGAAGCACATTGATATCTAACTTGGCAACATGTCCCTTTGCCATTAGTTCTTCAGTTCGGATGATTTTATATGATGGTCCAAATAAACCTTCAAGCACCCACTTGTGAGTTTGTGTGCCATCTAGGGTTCCAGTGAAACCATATCGGTACTTAGCATCCGCAAGTTTTGTCATTATAGATATTAATGACTTGCTTTTAAACTGGTGAGCCTCATCCCCAATCACTACGTTAAAACGTTCAAAATATTTTCGGGGGAGTTTGTAGATCGATTGCCAGGTAGTAATGATAACTTGAGAGTCCGTCTCTCTTTCTCTACCAGCGTAAATTTTGTGGCAATATGAACCTACATCCCAGCC